TAAATTTTTTGATAAATGACACACTCTATGGCACTCTGAGTGATTAATTCCTCTTTTTATTATGTGTCGTTCAGATTTTATCATTGTTTTTATTTAATTCATTGATAATTTTTTCTGTTTTTCTTTTACTTCTTCTTTTTCCATACAGTCTAGCTGTAAAAGAAGTAATAATTGAAACAAAATCTTCCATTAAATCATATTGGTCAGTATCAGTTTCATTAATTATTTCTATTTTTCTATTATTAGCATTCAATAATTTAATAATATAATTCATTCCAAACCGAGCAAGTCTATCTTTGTGTTCAACTACTATTATGTCTATGTCATTGTCTAATATTAATTGTTCTAGTTTAGGTCTTGTGTCATTTAATCCAGAACCTATTTCCGCAATTGATTTTTTTACAATATATCCTTTTGCAGCACAATAGTCATTCAATCTATCTTGTTGAGTTTTCAGGTTATTTTTGTTTTGTGAACTTGACACTCTTGCATAAGTAGCAACTACCAATGGTGCATCTTTGTCTTTCATTCCATCCAATACTAGAATTCTTCCAGTTTTGGTTCGTTCTATTTCTAATTCACCTTTTTTAATCCAATTCCATATTGTTCTACTGGTGACATTATGTTTTTTTGCATATTGTGATATTTTATATTTCATAATAATATTTATGTAAAATGTAAAAAAAGAAATAATTCTTTATTTATTCTCTATTTTTCATTATAATATAGGAATTAATCAAATACCGTTAGGTCTAATTTTTTTTGAAATTTCATCATACAAATATCGAATATTTCTCATATTATATTCTAACATTTTTTCATTGTTAGTAATAAATAAACTGTTGTGATTGTTTAAATATAATAAGTTATATATTGCTTTTCCGTATAATAGTGTTGATAAGCCAGTTTGTCTTTTTGATTTGATTTGTTTTTTATTACTCTTGTCTTGTTTTAAAACTTCTATTGTTTTTTCTTGGATATCATTAATAACAGTATTTTTATTAAAAAAATCACTTGTTAAAAAATGCTGTTTAAAAAAATTTTCAAATGATTCTATTGTTGTCATTAATTTCTTACCATTGGGATATATGGTGCATAAAAATATCCAGCATCCACAATCTCTTTATTTGAATATCTTTTTGATAATGAAACATTTTCTTTAAAATAGTTTTCATCTTTTTCTTGTGCATTATCTTTATTTAAGTCCAAATTTGTTGTCATTGGTAATATTGGAACCAATGACAACATTTTTAGAAACTTTCTTCTATTCATGCCTTTCTCCATTTTCCATTAATTATATTAATTAATGTTCTTGCACCATTTGGATAAACAATAGCGTGAGTATGTAACCAGCTTGAAGGACCTCGTGTATATTCTAAATCTAATCTGGCACTTAAACCAACTTGATATGCACCTTCATTAATTCCGGGACTATGTGAATGTCCTATAATTATTTTAGTTCCTATTTTTGATAAACTATTTACTGTACCTCTTGAGCCATTGGGACCAGCATCACCATGAAATCCTAACTCTATATCTTTTATCATATAACTGTCCTTTCTTTTTAAAAATACAGTATTGTTTTTTGATTTTAATCCAGTTAAACTCTCAGGATTATTGCACCAAAATGAAAAAGGGTCAATTGACATAAAACCTGTTGGTGTTTTTTTAATATTTTTCAATTGATGGTATTTCATATAATAATAAAATTGTGAGTTTTCAGAATCTTGTTTGGGGTCTGTTTCACGCAACCATTTATCTAATGCTTCATCATGATTTGATTTTACAATTACATTTGTCATCCAAGGTCTTGAATTTCTATCAATAAAATCCGCTGATAGTTGTAATTCTTGTTCAACATTGTTTCTACCATATCTATGTTTACCAACTGCCAATATATCATTCCCTTTATGATGGTGATTTCTTGCATATGCATCATGTATATCATGATAAATCAAATGTTTTGGTTTTAATATATTTACGATAGAATCAACATTTGTATAAGTTGCTTCATCCACACTTTTATCGATAAACTCAACATGTGTGTCACCTGTTATTAGTGCTTCAATTGTTTGACCTGTTTCAATACCATTTGAAGAATATTTTTTATCTAAATCGTAAAATGTACCATCTTCATCAGCATGTATGTGTCTAATATGAAATTCACCATCGTCAACTTCTACAATAACAGCAGATGCACTATGATGAAACTCACCTTTATGACCAGCAGTAGAATCCGTATAATTGGGTAATGTAATAGAACCAGTTGTTGTCAATATTTTTGGCATTTTCATATTTGGTGTAGGTATAGTTTTAAGTTGTACCTTTGGATGTCCAAATATTCCTGAATCTGTATTCGTATATGAATCAAATCCTGACAATGGGTGAGATGCTGTTGGTTGCATTTTTATATGTCCCATCACTCTCATTCCTTCACATAAATGAATATGTTCATCTGTAATATATTCTTGTAATGATGGATGCCACCAATCATGGTCTTTTTCTGTCCAAACTGATGTTGGGTTTTTATATCTATATGGGATTACCATTAGTTCAGCATTATTATATGAAATAAATTTTTTAATGGAACTAAGAAAATTTTCAAAAACAGGAGTTGCATTTTGTGCTGATGTTATAACATACGTAGCTTTATTGTTACTTCGTTTAATTGGTTTCTTAGATTTACCTATCTCTGAAAACATCATGTTATATAATGTTTCAAATTTATCCTTTAATTCTTTAGGTATATTTTCTTCACCTGTTTGTTCTAAAACCGTTAAATCTGTACCATACTTTTCCTTAACTTTTAATCTTTTTCTTGCAACACTTTGTGGTTGCATTCCGATATATTTAGCAAACTGTTCTCTTGATAAACCTGCTTTAACTGCTGCTCTATACAAAATTATGAACTTTTTATATAATGCTCTTTGACTTGGTTTTTTTTCTGTCATTTTAATTTCCTTTATTAAGATATTTCTTAATTTTTCATGAAAACCAAAGATACTATCATTGATTTAACTGGTTTTAACCAATATCAGAAATATCAATCCCTGATTTTTTATCATACCACATTTTATATTAAATGTAAAATGTTTTTATTCTTCAGAATCAACATCAATAATGTTTTCTTCATCTTCTAACATTAACTTATCTAATAATTCATTTCTATCAATTATTATATTATTGTTAACAACTTTTGATGGTGTTTTAGATGTTTTTTCTTTTAAATCTAAATTATCTTTATGTTGTTTTAATCCTGCTTTATTTTTCGCTGCAACCAATGCAACATTTAAATGTTGTAATGAAACCTCTCCCATTCTTGCTCTATATTTGGGGTCAACTTCTTCCATATCTTCTGACATGATTTCAAATCCTTCCATTGCTCTATTATATATTTCTTGGAAGTTTTGGTCGATTTCATTATCCTTCTCATCATAATTTTCTGGAATAATTAATTCAGTTTCTTCAGAATATTCAACCATTTCAGTTGACCCATCTTCAATATCAAAAAATTTTTCTAATGGGTGAGAAACGGAAATTTTATTTTCCGTTATCTTTTTGCTCATCCTTTTTACCTTTTTGTTTCTCAGGTTTTGGTTGTTCTTTTTGTTTCATCATTGCAACTAATGCTTCACCAATCAATTTATGTTGAGTAGTTACAGCCAAATTTAAAGTATAATATTGATGGTATGCATCAAACATTTGTTGCTTCATTTTATCCATGCGTTTAACAGCATCAACTAATTCTGGGGGTAATGATTCTACTGGAATTGTTTTAAATTCACCATCACCACTTTCCTTATATGACAAAACTAAAGTTGGTTTTGCTTCTAATGGCATAAGTTGTTGTTCATCATTGTTCATTTAATTCTCCTTTATAATGTTTTCATATAATTTAATAACTCATTTGAATTTTTATAATCTGTCAAATCAAAGTTATTATCTTTTTTACTTTTTTTACTTTTTTTACTTTTTCCCTGTTTTATAGACGTTTTATTATCTTCATCTTCTATTGTATTTATGTATTCTATTTTTTTTGTGAACTCATCAGTTTGTCCATTTTCATCATCTGATGAACTTGGTAATGCACTTAACGATTTTTCTTTATTTCCAAGTCTTTTTGATTTAGGTATTGGCATAACAGATAATAATGAACTTTTATCCTTATCTGTTATTGATAATGTATTTGAATGAAATGCTAATTCTTCACTATGACCAACACCTGAACTTGAACGTGTTTTTAAGAAATATGCCATCATTATTCCTTGAAGTCTCATTCCTTCATCCATATATAAAGATATATAATTGTCAGTTGTGTTTATTTTTGTCATTCCACCTGCAATTATTCTTTGGTCAGGTGCTGAGTTTCCTATAGCATCTCTATTTTGTTGTGATGCTGATATTCCATACATATCATAGTCATGTAGAATCTCAACTAATTCTTCGCTTGAAAATTTATCTCTTTCTGAAATGGACATGTTTTTTCCACCATTATTAGGTGACATTAAATCAAGATAATCAACTATCAACATGTCTGGAACACAATCATATTGTAATTCGTAATGTTTTAAATATGCCCTTATATCATTTGCACATGATTGCTGTGGCAATCTTTTTATTCTAAAAGAACCACCGTTTACATTATTTTCAATAATGGATTCAGATATTTCACGTATATTTTCTTTCCATGAATTAATTTCAATGTTTGACCACATTGACGATGTACGTAAAAAGACTTTATCTGTGGTTAACTCTAATGATACATATAGTACCTTCATCCCTTTATGAGCGAATCTTGCACCTATATTATTCATCATGATAGATTTTCCACCACCTGAATTAGCAGAGAATAAGGTTAATTCTTTTCTTACAATTCCACCATTTAAATGTTTATCAATTGCATCTATTCCTAATGGTTCAGGTGTTTGTGTTTCTAATAATTCCTTTAATCTTTTTTCTGGGTTTTCAAAAAATTCAATACCCATATCTCTATCAAGTGATATGGTTACAGCTTGTGTCATTCTTTCAAGAATTGCACCATAGTTTTGTTCCTGCATATCTTTATTTGATTCTAAGATAGCATTTTTAACTGCTTCTTCTTTGCAAAATTTTTCTATTTCATCACATACATATGTTATTTCATCTTTGGTTATTTTTCTTTTTTTAAATGAAATATCAAATTCTGACTCAATTACTTCAATTGTTGGCAATCCAGAATATTTAGTATAATATTCTGACATAAATTTAATTACTCTTTCATAGTTTTTTTCAAAATAATGTGATTTAATTATAGAAATGCATCTTGAAAATACATCCTTTGAGGACAAAAGTGATTCTATTAAATATTTTTGTTTCTTATTATTTGATTTCATTAATTGCCTTAATTTTTTTATTATTGCATTCTAATTTATTTTTTATAATAAACAATATCTATTTTTTATCTTTTTTATATTTTTTTCTTATTTTTGATGGTTTTAAAAAATAATATGGAATCCAACCTAACATTCTCACAAAAAACCAATATATCCATGCCAAATATTTATGTCCTTTTGCTTTGATACATTGTCTTAATTCTTTATCAGCCTGTCTTCTTGTAACAAAACCATAGGAATAATATATGTCATGTAAAACACAGCAAAATGAAAATGATAAATCTGGTGACATTGTACATCCATCACTAACAAAATCTTTTATTGCCTTTATTTTTTGATGAAAATTTGGTTCTTTTTCTTTTATTTCATCTTTATCCATTTTCAAATTCCTTATCACTGTCATTCATAGGTGTTACAGTTGATGTATCAGGGGTTTTTAAACTTTCTTCAATGGGTTTTGTTTTTAACGTTGACCTAGTATCTGTTTCTAAGTATATCCATCTTTGTTTAATTGAAGAATATCTATGCAATCTTGCAGGAATATTCATTCCAACGTAATTGTATGTTAATCTATGATAATCACCATTCATTGGATTATCTGGGAAATCATCACCTTCAGTATATGGTAACCCATTTGGTGGCAATGCATCTGCTCCATATCCATTTCTTATTCTATCCAATTTTGACAAATCAAGATTTGGTTGTTTATCTGCCCAATCATACAATTCATCAGCTAATTTTTGTACACCTGCATTATCAGTTCCTTTTTCTGGAACCATTGTATTTTGTTCAGCATTAATTGTTTCACTGATATTTGCGATATCTTGAAATGGTTTATCATATGACCCATCATCTACATCTGATGTATTAACGACATCATATTTTGGTGTAAGTTTACCAAATATTTTTTGAGTTTCTTGGGTTGCCATAACTGGTTCTAATATTACTCTCTGTAATGTTGGTTGCCAACTTGGAGTAAATCCACCAGATGACCATGAAATATTTGTAACTTCCAAATATTTTAATACTGGTTTTAATGATGGTGTGTATTGTGTTTCACTTGGCAATTGAACAATGTCACCAATAACCAATGGTCTTCCTAATGCTGCAACAATTGCACTAAAACTCATTTCCATAAAAATTTGATTTGAGTTAAGCATTGTATTAAATCCAAATTTTGATAAATAACTTAAACTATCAATAGGTTGATATACACCTTTTAAACGTATAGAAAATTCACTATAATCTCTATCTCTATTTTCTAAAAATATCCTATCTTGTATATTTTCTATACTTGTTTCTTCATAGTCAATCATCTGTAATGATTGTATAACCCATGCATCATTTTCTCCACCGTTGAATACTATTGGTCTAATTCTCCAAAACCTTGAAGGAACAGATTTATTAAAATTAACTGTTACAACACCATCACAATCTTCAATATCAACTAATGCTACACCATACCATTTATCATTGTCAGGAGAACGTTCTACTCTTATCTTTGTTACTCTGTTTTCAGACTTACACCCCTGTTTTATTTTTAACTTTGTTATATCCTTTTTTACAAAAGTCTCAACGCCATATCTTAACCTACCATTACTTAATCTTATTTCACCAAAATCATAACCAATATAACTTTTTGTTTTAACATCTTCCCCTATTTGTAGTGAACGCCATTCACTTAAAGTATTATCATATGCATTTGATGATGGAAAGTTTGGGTGGTCTCCATTTGATATAGGTGAACCATATCCTGTTAAATCTTGTAATAATCCTTGTTCATGTACTCCTAATAACTTATGAACATTAACAACTGCACCACCTATATTAATTGATTCGTTTATGTATGAATCTATCAAACATGTGTCAGTGTTTTCAGTTAAGTCCCAAGGTGTACAATTCTGTTGTGTTGGACAACATTCTTTATTTGGTAAAGTTGTTGAAGTTTCTTTATTATTTCCAACACAATTACCTGCATCATTTAATGGGTCTGTTATATTTAAATTACATGATTTAATATTTTCCATTTTTTATCCAATTATCATATGTGCATTCAATCCATCATCTATTAAATTTTGCATTACGGGGTCATATATTTCTGCCATCAAATCAGCTTTTTCATTTTCTGATTGTGTTATTAATTCTTGTGAATTAAGTGTTGTACTTCCATTAGGACCTGGCAATGTTTGATATTTTCCACGCACTTGTGATAATATCATTTTAGATTCTGCAATTGCCCATCTTTGTATCCATAATGATAATGCTGAATCTTTAATTAATTCTTGTTCTGGTCTTTCTAAGTATGCATCAACTAAAACTCTTTCATAATTTCTATTTGCTTGAAAAATATGTAATACTCTAGTATCTTTATTCCATTGGAACATTATTTTTCTTGCAAATAAATGCTCTATCTGTTCTAAATATTGTGCCACCAAATGATAAGATAAAATGTCAAATGTTTGCAATGAATACAGTTGTTGTAAAGCTGTATAACTAAATACACTATTATCGCCATTCATTGTTCCACCACGTCCACCATAATTGAATGGTCCTGTTCTATAAATTGCTTTAATGAAAGAAATTTTATTAAATCCCACACATTTATCTGTTAAACGATAATGCTGTTGATTTGGGTTTGTATCTAAGAAAAAATAACCTCTTTTAGTAGCGTATGATGAATACTTTCTAACATTTTTTAATGCATTATCAATTGCTATATCAATCTGCTCTTTTGTTAATTCTACTTCA